GGCCGTCGGGGCCCCAATCGCGACATTCAAAGTCTGGGTCGGAGCCAGCCATACCAAGGCGCCCGTGCCGTTCGTTTGGGTCGTGACGGCTAGCGCAGTAGTCGAAAACCCAGCCGCAAACGACCCGGCAACGATCAGCCCGCCAGTCGGCGAAATCGATAACGGTTGCAGATTGCCGCTGGCATCAACCGCGCCCATTGCCACGCCGGCAGCCGGTGCCGCGTTCGAATAAGCGCCTAGATCGGGAGGTGAGTTTCTGCCGTTGGGGTCGGCCATGGCCTGAACCCCACTACGTCAATTCGCGGATTACCGCATTGAGGCGATCGAGCTTCGCTTGCAGCTTGCGGCCAAGATCATCGGCCTTTGCGGCGGATTCGCCAGCACGCTGAGCCATTATTCTAGCGCGGCCGACTTCATCCTTGGCCTGCTGTTCCGCAATCCTAGACGCAGCGTTTCTCGCTTCCATATCCTTGCGGATACCCTCGATGTCGCCTTGGACTTTCTTGGCGTAATCTTCAGCCTGCTTCATAAGTGCGGTAGCTTCTGCTTCAGTCTTCTTCTTCACTTCCAAGGCTGATGCCGCCACTTCGCCAGCACGCTTGTTGGCAGCATCTATTGTTGCCTTGGCTTTCTCCTCCGCTTCCTTACGAATGGATTCGGCTTTCTCTTGCTGCTGACGCGCATTAGCCAGATTGCGATCAACCTCCTGCTTCGCATTCTGAAGGCTTTTGCCAAGACCGAGATCGGCAAGCGCCTTCTCATTCCTCTCGGCAACATCAGCCAGTTGGTTCAGCCGATCAGTAAATTTCGAGCCGCCTTTCATAGCGACCGAAACATCACTCTCGTGCGTTCCACCTATGGTGCCGGTCGGGTCAGCCATCATTCAATCCTGTAGCCAGCTTACGCCATTGCAGATCACAGGTCCGGCAGATGTGCCGCCACCTGTCACCGCACCAAGCCAAGTCGTCGCAGTAGCATTATCGGTAACAAATCCTCTCGTGCCGCGGATAGCAGTATTGCAAGCCGGCAACGCAGACACCGTGCCGGGACCAAGAATCGATGCCGCTGGCGTATTGGTGCCAGTCGGCTGCGCATATGCCAAGCCGACAGTAGCAAAACCCACAAACGGCAATAGACCAAAACATCTCATGGGCTGCCGATTCCCGCCTGGATGACGGTAAAGCGCATTGTTCCGGTTCCGGCCGCAATCAAAAACCGTACTGCGGTCACCGGATCATTGATCGGACCATCGAGAGATCCGGTCTGATTTAGCAGGGTCGGGTGGTTGAATGGCTGCGGCGTAAAAACTCCCGCAGGCAGATTATTTGGATCATCGTAAGTGTACTGCGCAGTCCATGTCGCAGCGCCACTCTGTAACACTCCCGACAATTCGATGTTAGTCGGCGAGACATGCCAATTCATAATCTGCCACATTGTCGAGGCAGTACCGCCCGTCGTGCTGATACCAACCGACACACTGTTCGCAGTAGCTGCCGGGATCAACGTCGTACCAGACGATGACCCTTGAATAGAAATGATCTTGGAATAATCCTGCGCCGATACGGCGAAGGTTGCATTCGTGCCTGCTAAGAATTCCGTGACCGTGAACCCAGCTTGGTTCAGCCCGACAATGCGAAAGAAAATGCCACTATCGTTACCAACCGAGCTGACTAACGCCCTTTGCTGAAGGCCAAACTGCGCAAAGCTTGGCATGATGGTCGTGGCAAGGGCCAATGGCGCATTGGTCGCCGCAGCCGCATTAACAATATACGTTGCGTTGCCGGTCCCAATTTGAAAGGTAATTACATTCGGCAGCGCCATCGAACGCCTCTCTTAATGTCGTGGCGCTCTATCCTGCCTGTGTCGGACCGCGCCGCCATCCATTTTAGCCGACACCGCAATGCCGGGAAATTTCTTCTTCACTCTGGCGCGAATTTTGGCTTTCAACGCCGGTCCGGCATGCTGTGACGCTCGCGCTAAAGCATTCCTGGCGTGGCTCGCATCCGGTATCGGATAGGACCGATCCGGTCCCGCAAATGTTGACGAAGGCAATGCCTTGCGTTTTGCCGTCGTCAACTTAGCCATTAGTCGCCGCCTTGTTCCTTCGGCAGTGATTCTGAAGACGAGGTGTGATGTGCTGTCGAAAGCGGAGAGGTATCTGCACCAACCCCGCCACCGCGCTTACGTCCTGGCCGATCGAGCCGCGGACGTACTGCACCACCCGTCATACGATGCGCAACCGCACCACCAGCCTTCTTGTGATGCTTGGCGCGACCACCATGCTTCTTTGCTTTCTCGTGACCGTGTTCTGAGGGGTGTTCGGCTTCCTCGATCACATCTGGATTGCCGGCTGCCACTTCCAAAGTACGGCCGCCGCCCTTCTTGTGCTTGCCATGATGTTTGCGCGCCATCGATTCTCTCCTTACGACGTGCCGTTAAACTGCGCCACACCGATCAGACTGGTGTAGTTCAGTGGCGTGCCGAATATAGCATTTTGCAGTTGGACGTTCTGGAAAATCGTGATGCGCTTCACGCCATCAAGCGGCGCACCAGCCGATGCCGAACCTGACGCACTGCCGACCAAGATCGTAGACGCATTGATCATGCCGCGCACATCACCAGACGTACTATTGGCAGGCGTAGTCACCGCGGCCGTCCACCCAGTGGAGTTAATTGCAAATCCACCGTTGTAGAACACGTCAGAGAATTCCCAGCGATCGGATCGGATATTAAATCCAATGCTGTTGTCAGTGCCGACACTGCACGTCGCATTAGCCGTCGTGCCAACTACAACCGTCTGAATGTTCGCAATGTATTTCCAAGCTTTCAGGCCACGCACTACAGTGTTGCCGTTAAGAGTGATCTTCTCGGTCATGGGCTGATTGTAAATATCGTAGCCACTGACCAGAATCACGCCAGTCTGCACCGCACCGGATACGAATTGCAGATTGCGTGCTATACAAGCCCACGGGTCCATAGCCGCGCCTAAACCCGCAAGACGATATGGCTCAGCCGCATTCGGCGTGGCCGCAGCCGGCCCAAACGGTGTCGCATACGGGACAAGTTGACTGTAGAGATTCCCCTGTCCGATCGGGTTATTATTCGACCCAGTGGCTGGTGACGGTGCGACTTGCAACGTCGTCACGTTGGCCGTCGAGCCAAAACCCATCACTTGCGTGAACAATGGCACGTTGGTGGTGCCACCGCAACCCGGCAAGCACAACCACTGGCCAAGCGTAAAATAGCGATTGTCCGTCACAACAATCGTTGAATTGTTGGCCGTCGTAGTGCCGGTCATAAAGCCGAAGTCGATCGCGCCAACCGTTACCACTTGCTGCGAGTTCAATGGAATAATCGGCACGCCAGGACAGAACACCGGCACGTTCGCAGCCGTACCGGAAACAGCAGTAACAAGACCTGTAGCCAAGCCGCCGACCGTCGCACTAAGACCTACGGTGACGCCGATCGATGTCGAAGATGACGCTGACGGTACAGCATCAACGCTAACCGAATAGAATGCATTGTACCAACCATGCATTCTTCCCGGCGACAGACCATCTTTAGGCTGCGGAGAAAAAATTGGATTGCCAATCAGATCGCCTTGATAACCAATCGACGGACCATCGAAGGCCTCGATCCTGCTATCCAACATCGATCCAAGAACAACGCCCGGTCCTCGGAATACTGTCTCAGCCATTTGTTAGCTCCGAAGACTTTTGTTAGCTCGTAGCAAATTCACCCCACGCTGCGCGCGGATCGTTGTAACCGAAACTATACCTCTCATATGCTTTCACGAGTAAGTTATCAGTTACGTTGTCCACCCACATATCAGACTCGTAGGGAATTCTCAGCATGTGAATCAGTCCCTCAATATTTGTTGTGAGGAACCAAGCAAAGTTTGACGTGAGAAAGTCCAGAACAATAAATCCTTCTGGAAGTCCTCCTGATAAAGTTAAGATTGCATTAACGTCGTTATCTGCCACGCCCGGTCTTAATTCTGTCTTGGTAAGTCGTATTGCGATAGGTTCAAGATTCGGAGGAACAATCAAACGACGAGCGCGCGACAAAATACGAAGTCCGCGTTCATTCACAAACTGAACACGAACGTTCGTCATATCAGCAAGAAGTGTCGATTCATTAAGGCTTTTCGGCACTGTCGAAGTGTTCGCCCAAGTGCCGCCATCAAACGGATGCGCAGTCGAGAACAACGCTTGACCGTCACCGATGATCGAAGCTTGATACGTCGTGCCGAGATTGAGAATATTTGCTGCTTGTATTTCTTTAAATTGCGCAAACGCTTCTTGTAACTTCAAGTTCGTTGGATTGAATTGCGCCTTATAAATATTATCATCTATAGCTTTTCTTGTGATCGAGTAACCTAAACTCACCTCAATATGTATAAACGCCCAAGTGAAACGTTCACCAGCGTTGTTATCAAATTGAGTTGCCGCACCTTCATCTTTTAGGAACGGCAATGCAGTGAACGCCATCTGCGTTGAGCGTTCAACTGCGAGGTTCGATTTGCGCGTCGTGAAGACTTTGTCCCACTGACGCGGGATCATGTCATACGAACCTCTGACATCAAACAAACCGGGGAGAAGCTCCGACCTAATGTTTGCGAGGGCTATCGGCACGGATTGCCTCCTTGCGCATAACGCGATGTGCCGCTAAGATATGCGGCATGAAGGAAGAATGGCGACCTCTGCCGATCGCAGAGTTTTCCACGTCTTACGAAGTCAGCAATTTCGGACGTGTGCGCGGCATCGCCAGAATGCGCCGCAACAAAGCTGGCTCCATTTCGCCAGTCAAACCCCGCATGCTTTCTGTTTACGAAGGCACTCGCGGTTATATGTCTGTTTTTCTTCGTGCCAACGGTAAGGCCAAGTGCGCGGCGGTTCATCGTTTGGTTGCGCTGGCATTCATTCCTAATCCGGCGAGCCTGCCGGAAGTCAACCATATCGACTTCGACAAGACCAATAACGTGGTCACCAATTTGGAATGGTTGACCCGCGTCGAAAATTACCTTCATGCCGCTACAAACGGACAGCACCCATTTCCGCGCGTCATTACCGAAACTCGCATCGAAAGCATCAGGCGTTGGCATCAAAGTGGTGTAAGCCAACGACTTATTGCAGCCCAATTCGGTGTCACTCAAAGCACCGTTTCGCGGATCATAAATGGCAAGCGACGAAAGCACTGCGGTTTACTCCGTTAACCGTGCGTGATCGTGCGATTCAGTTGGAAATTGAACGACACGACAACCCAGTTATAGTTCGTAGTCGGGTCCGAACCGTTCCCGATTCCCTGGAACATCGAATAGACTTTGAACGGCAGGAAGCTCGACGTAGTGCCAAGACCTGTCGTCAGTGTTGATTGATCGAGCGTGGCGATTGAATATCCGCCGCCAGTCGTGACCGGCGCACCGGAAGTAAAATTTACGTTGTAGCCGATATTGTTTGTTCCGATCGCTGTTAGAAGCGATGCAGCGAGGAACAGCGCATTAGGCGCCGAGATAACATAAGCCGTTGCGTTCTGCGCAACTCCCGATCCAGGCCAGAACGGTGACCATGTCGGCAACGGAACGCCAGCCGTTGGAATGTAATAACAACCCTGGAAGATGCCGACGATCGGTTGAGTAGTCGCCAGCGAATTAGTGGCTTGGATAATCGTGCCGGCAGGAGAGGTCGTGAAAGTGACCGGATCGCCGAACCCGATCTGCGTTGCATAAGACGACGCGATCGTAAAATTCTGCAACTGCATGTCAGGGGCGCCGCCGCTGACATACCCGACGTGCTTGAAGCCGAATTGAGATTGAATATTCGCCATAACAGCGACTCCGAGCGGGTTATGCACCCCGCCCGACAAGCACTGCCTTGGCGAATGTGAAAGGAACGGTTCAGATCTGAACCGGGTTTCGACAGCAATACAATGAGAATTTCACTAAAATGTCAAGCGACGGCCTGAAGCACAGTCAGACCGTTT